GTGGGTAACTTCATGGTGGTTGACCAGAAATCTGGTCTTTGTGAGATCAATAACATCAACGGTCTTGCGTTCCCAACAACTGATGGCTCCGCCAACAACGTCCTGTCTACTAACGGATCAGGAACGCTTACGTGGCAGTCAATCAGCGCACTGGGTGGTTCAGGTATTAACAACATCAATGAAGACAACTCACCGCAACTGGGTGGTGATCTTGATGTTGTCACTTATGACATCGTTTCTACTGGTAACCGAGACATCGATCTTGATCCCGGTGGTTCTGGTGTAGTTGTCGTCAAAGGCAACAGCACTCGTGGTTCAGGTGCTATCAAGCTGAACTGTGAGCAAAACAGTCATGGTGTGGCGATTAAAGGCCCTGCTCACTCGGCTAACGCTACTTACACTCTAATTCTTCCTACTGGACTGCCTTCGACTACACAGTCTTTGGTTTGTGACAGTGGTGGAATTATGAGTTTTTCTGCTGTCGAGTCTGATGCACTGACAACTCCGCAGACGATTACTACAAATAAAACTTTTGCTGCTAACTCCAACATCGGACTAATGGGTCCTGCTGTTGCTGTGGCATCTAGCGCAACACTCACTGTTCCTTCTACTTCTGTTCTCACAATTATCAACTAATCATGGCACACGGAAAAATCCGAGTTAATACTCTTACTTATGACACTGGCGGTGGTGATGTAGATGTCGCTGTTAGTGGACTCGCTACTGGCTCAGCGCTAAATGCCAAGGCTAATAAAAACGACGCAGCCCTGACTGGCACCCCTACTGCTCCTACTGCTGCAGTCTCTACAAACACAACACAACTTGCTACTACGGCTTTTGTTGTAGCTGAAATTGCTGATGAAGTCGGTACTACTATTCAGGCATTTGATGCTGACACTGCGAAAACTGACGTAGCTCAAACTTTTTCAGCAGCTCAAACATTTAGTGCAGGACTTAGTGATGCTAACGGTTCAGTACGGACAATTACACAAAATGCACAAACTGGTGCATATACTCTTGTAGTTGGCGATGCTGGCAAGCACATTAGTATCACTACTGGTGGCGTAACTGTTCCTGCTAGTGTGTTTTCTGCTGGTCAAGCAGTTAGTATTTACAATAATAGTGGCTCTAACCAAACAATTACCCAAGCCGGTTCAGTAACGCTTCGACTTGCAGGTGACGGTACAGCTGGCAATAAAACATTAGCTGGCTATGGACTTTGCACTGTCTTGTGTGTGGCTTCAAATGAATTTGTTATCGCTGGAACCGGAGTCTCGTAATGAGTATGATGCTTATGATGCTCGGCACTGGCGGAGTTTCCGAGCAAGAATTTAACTTCGATTTTTTGTTAATCGGTGGTGGTGGCTCTAGCGGAGGAACACAATCAAACCCACGAAGCGGTGGTGGTGCAGGCGGACTTATTACTTCAGTTTCTGGAGAATCTAGTGGCGGCGGTACTTCAACTGCTTCTCCGATTGCTGCAACAACTGATGGCGCTAATTACAGTGTGACTGTCGGTGCAGCTGGATCGAACTCTAGTTTTTCAGGTACAGATACTAATTCATCGTCTTTTAGCTATACAGCATATGCTGGTCAAAATGGCACAATTATGGACGGCGGTTATGGCGGTGGTAGCTCATCTAATAACCAAGGTTTTGCCGGTAACGGTGGTTATTTACCTTCAAATATTTGTACTAACACAAGCTCCAATAGAGGTTGTCACCGTATCTGCGATGTAGACGCTACTACTTATGCTGGTGCAGGTGGTGGTGCAGGTGGTGCTGCTGTCAGCACTAATAACACTGGAGCCCCAAGAGACGGTGGTGACGGCAGACAATCAAGCATTACAGGAACTACTCTTTATTACGCAGGTGGCGGTTACGGCACCAATAGCTGCGACCAAGACCAAAAAGGAACCAGTGGACAAGGTCAAGACACCTACGGAGGTGGCGGAGAAGACGGCAGCACTGGCAATAACGGAGTGCTGATTGTTAGATACCCAAACAATGTCTCTATAGTTAATAACGGTGGATTGACAATGTCAACTTCTAGTTATGGCAGCTTCAAAGTGACCAGTATAACGGCTGGTTCTGGTTCATTTTCGTTTGACCCTGGGTAGGTATATGTTTTGCTACATCGTATTTCAAGAATTAAATAACAAATGTCCTATTACATCGCATTTTTAGACACAAACAATGTTGTAACAGGAATCGTTGAAAGCCCTGATGACAGCCAAGAATGGATCGATGTTTTTGCAGAGAGGCATAACTGTAAATGTGTTGTCACTGCAAAAGATGGATCAATTCGTGGTAAATATGCACATGTGGGCGATGTTTATCGCTCTGATGTTGATGCATTTATGGGTCCTTCACCGTATCCTAGTTGGGTGATTAATTCATCTACAAAACAATGGGAATCACCTGTTGGTCCCTGTCCTGATGATGATCCTGATTTGTTTTACGACTGGGACGAATCTAAAGGAGAATGGGTGATAATCCATGATTCTGCTTTAGGTATCTGAACCATCCTACCCTTACTAAAAAATGATTACTCTTATCCGTCCAATTCTTTTTTCGTTTATCAACTCTGAAAAGGTCAAGCGCTTGATCGTTGACCTGTTGACCAAACTGGCTGAACAAACTGACAACACTGTGGATGATGAAGCAGTGAAGTTCATCGAACGCGGACTGTTCGGTGC